TCTCGTAAAATTAAAAATATACTTATCTCCATTTTTTTAGTATTTATTGCCTTGGGGCTTTATCTCAATAAAAATCAAATCCAACCACAGTCAAAGCCAAATGGTTATAGCTATTATCAAAAAGGTGATTATAAAGAGGCGTTTAATTATTTTACACAATATGCGGAAAGTGATCCGCAAGCGGCATTTAGTTTAGCAATGATGTATTGGGATGGCATAGGGGTTGATAAAAATGCCTTAGCTTCACAAAAATGGTTAATAAAATCAGCAAACTTACAAAATAGAAATGCACTTTATAATTTAGGATATTTACGTAACAAAGGATTAATCCAAAGTCCTACTGATGATGCTCAAGGATTAACGTCATTAACTAAAGCTGCTGATTTAGGCTCTTCAATAGCGAAAGATTTTTTACATGACCTTAATTTTCCTGTGATTTATTATGATCAAAAAGAATATACGCTACTCCCTATTTATGGTGAGCAATCTTGGTCTGAAAAAAAAAGAACACTTGAAGAATTAGAAAAATTAGCAGAAGAAGGCAATAAAGAAGCTGTATATCAATATTTAGAGAATAAGGATTCAGTAAAACAATCAAAAAAGACTAAAAATATGATACGTCCTTTTATTGAAGAAAAAGATCCTAAAATGATGTATTTAAAATATAAGTTAATAAGTCAAGATATTAACTTACTTTTTGATTCAGCATATTTGAACTATCCTGAGGCAACATATCTTCTGTATCAAATCTACAAGGGTGATAAGAAAAACTATCCCCTTCAAGAAAATTCTTTTTTAGCTAATATATATTTAAAAAAATCTGCTGATTTAGCGCATCATGATGGATTAATTAAAATAATAGAGAAATTAAATAATAGTGATACATTATCATCAAATTATTTTAGAAACTTGCTTGAAAAATATATTAATACATTATTATTGAAATATCCAAACTCTCCACAAGCCATGCTAGCGCTCGCTAATGTCTATTTAAAACCAAATAGTAGTTTTTATAATTTTGAAAAAGCACTTAAGCTGGTAGAGAGAGCATATAACATACAGCCATCTCCTGAAAGCAAATTATTATTGGCTAAATTATATTCTAATAGTGAGGGGGTTCATCAGAATATTAGAAAAGCAGTTAGTTTTCTGAAAGAAAACATAACTAATGATAAATTGACAGGTAAAAGCCAAAGAGAATTAGTAAAAATATATTTTGATTTTGGTGCTTCTGATTATCTTAAAAAAGAAGAGATTGTGAATATTTTAAGAGAGAGTGTAATTAAAAATAAATCAGCTGGTACATTTAATCAAAACTATAGCTTAGCTCATTTTTATGCAGATCTTCTTTTAGAAGAAGATGTCGCCAATAATGAAGAATATGCTTTTTCATTATATCAAAAAGCACGAGGTTATGCCTATGAAGCTACTTTTCATCAAGCAATTGCGACTATTAAATATAAAAATATAATAGATGATCAAGCTCTTATTAATATTGTTTCAGAATTGAAAGATGATTTAGAAAGCAGAAGGTTGACAGAAAAAAAACGACAGGAAGGATATAGTATTCTTTTCCGATATGGAATGGATTCACAATATGTAATTGATTTTATTGTGGAACGTTCGCTATATGATGATAAAATAAGAAAGGCTATTCAACCATTATTAAGTCAAAATACAAATCTTGCATTTCAATATACAATAAAGAATATAATACATGAGAACTCAGCTAACAATATTAATGAAGATAATTTAAAAAAATATTATAAGGATATATTTAAATTAGCTGAAATAGGTTCTATTGATGCAATTAAATTTATTATTACAAAAGAGTATAAAGATAAGAATGCTCGCGATGAAATTTATCAAGACTATTCTTTTGATAAGTTAACTAATATCACTATTAAGGAGCGTTTGGCTTGGCGAAGAAAATGTGCAGATTTAGGTGATTTTATTTGCTTAAAAGAATTGGCTATAATTTATCGAGACGGTAAAGAGGGGGTTAGAAAGAACATTGCTAAAGCATCTGAATATGAACTACGTATTAGCATCAATTCGTCTCATTTTGAGCTGGAATCAGAAAAATATGAAATAGATAGAAGATGGAAGGAAAAAAGAGATAATACACTTGATTATTTACTAAACCAAAAAGAGAGTAGTAAACAACAACTAGAATTAGCAAGATTTTATAGTATTGAAGATAGTGGAAGAAGTTTAATTTATGCCAAAAAAGCATATGATTTAGGAAATAAAGAAGCGGCTGAGTTAATTTATTGGTACTATATGCAAAATATCTGTGAAGATAAAGATAATATCAATAAAGCAGACTACTATCTTAAAGAATGGCTAACAACAGGAGAAGAACCTAGTAAATACAGCTCTTCTAATGAATACAAATATTCTAGTATTAGTATCATTGCTGATTATTATTTAGAGTCACCGTGTTTAGTTGAACGAAACCTTGATAAGGCTATTGAGTGGTATCAATTATCGTTAGATTATCCATATGAAATAAATGATTTTTTGTATTCTGAATTAAATAATATGTATACTAATGCACCAAAATACATAAGTAAGGATCCTTTCGTGAATGTGTATTTATCTACACTAAAAAATCATAACGATTATATTTTAGATATGAATATTCGATTAGGAAAAATGAATTTTGCAATATCTTCTTTTGACAAACTTTATGAAGCACTTCTACTCAAAGGTGATGTGAAAGAAGCATATTATTATGGTTTACTATTAAATTATGATGTGAATAATGTCGCTATGTTTTATTCTTTATCTGACATTGAGCGTAAAAATATTGAATATCGTGTTGCTGATTATTTAAAAGAAATACAAAAATAATTTTATGTTATATGAGAAGTCCTTAATTATATTAAATTTTGAGGGATTCTTATTGATAGCAAAAGATAATCACAATATAAATTTTAATTATATTGTGATTATCAATTACTTTAAAATTAGACACCAAAATTAAAAGTGAGAACAGCCTCCCCGATAAAATCTAAACCATTAGATAAATCTATTCCTTTTTTACTTAATTCATCTCTAGATAAAATAAAGGTTTGAGTAGGATTACTTTCAATTCCCTGTCTGAAATTTGCTTGGAAAATTTCACCTGAAATTAGAGCCAGAGAGCCTTTATCAACCGATTCTGTCTGTTGTTTTGATGTCCAACCATTGGTTGGCCCTTTATATAGGACATTATAGTAGTTAGTCCCTGTGATAGCAGCATCGTTTGCTCGTGAAATATACGCAGGTTTGCCATCAACAGTCACATTATCCCATACAAAATAAGCTGCTCCAACCGCAGTTTCAGGATTTGCTTTATCTACTAAATGAAACCAGTCTGACGTATTATTAACGCTTAATTCTGTATTATCATAAGTATCAGACGCAACAAAGGTTAAATATGTTTTTGCATCACATTCAACTGTAACTGTATTTTGAACCATACTGGCAGGATAAGAATAAATTTTCGATTGAGGGATAAGTGTTGGGCTTATGACTCCGTAATCGAAAATCACATCACTTTGTGTTGCTCCATTAATAGTACAAGTTGGGGGCTTAATATCACCGTTGATTTTTAAGTTAGCTACAGGGGATTTAGCCAACACTGGCGTAGATATTATCGCCAGCATAGTAAGGCTAAGTAATAATTTTTTCATATCATTATTCCTTTTTAGAGGATAAATAACAAAGCAATATTATATAATACACCTTTTGTTTATTTATTTAATGATATCTGAATATATTTTTAATATATCTAATTTAGACTTTCTTAAACTGAGTTTATTTTAATGTCTAATATTATCTAAAAGAGATAATTAAAAATAGACCTTTTATTTCGCTAATAGCTATTTTATTTTTGTCTAAGTGCATTTGTGTGCAGGTTGTTGTCAGAGCAATCAAGCTATAAGGTGAGAATACGTGAAATGGAATAAGCATAGAAAGTGAAAAAAGAACGCAGGAGAAAATCTTAAAATGATGTTTGTTAACAGTTATTGAAAATATTATCTTACTAAAAATAGCGTGAATGATTCTTTTTTGGAATGTTTTTCTTTACTTTGTTTTTATTTTAATTTTTATATGGAATAATGATTTTTATTCTTATTGTTAGAGATAAAAATCACTAATAATCGTATAATAAATAGTATATCAATGGTTATATCTGTCATTATGTTCGGTGGTGAAAATTGAAAACGATAACTATTAAAATCAGTCTTTTTGTATTGTCACTGTTTTTCCCTCTCCTAACAAAAGCACTTGTTATTCCAGATAATGGAACGGGGTATATAGGTGAATTAACACCTCCTCAATCATATATGTTACTTTATAGTAGTGGTAATCGCTATGGCGCGGCTGTAGGTGTTAATAATGTTGTAGATTATTGTAGTAAAAACAGTGCACAATGGCAGAGTTTTTTATTCCCATTCCCAGGAAGTCAAGAGGGGGAGTACGGATTAAAATTATATAATAAAAATGCAAGCGAAGCGGAAAATAGGGAAAATTATTTAGTTGCAGCTATTAATGGAACGTTAACTATCAATTCTGTATATAGTAATAATGGGACATATACCCCAACTAGAATTACTTTGCGTCGAGGGAAAGAGGTTTCTAGAACTGCTGATTACCCTAGTGAATTTAGTTATCGTCACCCAATGTGTTGGTTTGGTCGCTTTTCACGTGTAGATAACACTAGTTTGAGAATAAGCTCTTATTCTATTTATGCAGTAGGCCATGTTAAACCCGGTATTTACGATTTTGTTGCTCCGGTATATTTTACTACAGCTCAAACAGCAACTGAGGCTCCTCCAGATCTATCTTCAGTTCCTTTTTCATTTGGTAATGGTCCTATTCACGTCTTAAAAACATGTAATGTTTCTCCTGCTAGCTCAACAAACATACAATTTGCCGCTCAACTAGCACAAAATTTTAAGTCAGCCAAGTTACTTGAGCAGAATGTCGCTAGTATGCTTGTCTCTTGTCCTCATTCAGGAAATATGTACGTGACATTAAAACCCTATAATGAGTTAGTCAATGGGAGTAAAACTGGGATGACAATGTCTTCCAATATCCCTTTGAAAGATAAAGAAGTCGCACCTTATATTACTGTATCTGATGCAGCTAAAAAAATAACTAATGCAGTATATAATAACAATTCTTCCGAAGCTTTAGAGTTTTATGCAGGACAATCTATGGGGAAATATAATGGGGGAACTGTTTATAAGTTATTATCATTCAACCTTTGTGCTAATGGGAATATACCTACAAATACTTATAAAGGAAGTATTGATGTATCGTTCCTGATTGAATGATGTGTTAATTTGATATTCAGAACATTGATAGCGCACTAAGCATTGTTAATGGGGTATGGGCCGTATTAATCATAATAAAATTTTCTCATTACAGTTGTTGCGATATCACAACATCTTAATGGTGAAAACCATCATGTAGCGTAAATCCGCGTCAAAGTATTTATTAGTGTCTTAGGCATTCCAGAGGGCAATTTTGCCCTCTGAGTTATTGAAAAAACATATCCTATTTTGTAATGAAGCCTGATCATTCAGTGTTATCTATTGTCTGAGCCTGATAGTGATTTCCATCATATTTGTTACTTTCAGTTTAGTGTTAAAAAAGCTTACAAAAATAGTATTTTATAACGTGAGAATGCGTGAGATGGAAGAAGCACAGGAAGCGGAAGAAAAATGAAGACAGAAAGAAGAGGAAGAAAATCAAGACACCAATAAGACACCAGAAATTGATAACTGATTGTTAGTTGCTAATTTTCGTTATCAACTATGGTGGAAATCACCATAGTAGGCAGCACAAGGAAATAACAACTAAACTGGAATATTGAGTTGTTTTTATATTTTATTGAAATAAAACATGTAACCACAATTGGGGCACACAAGAATTAGATTTTTTTTAAGCTTGTGTTTGTTTTGTTTGGCTACGTAAGAACAACTTGGGCAGATAACTTCTACTAGTGTGCCTTGAAACATTCTTATCACATTAAAAGCTTTCATATCTTTCGCCCATTATAGGGATATCGTGATTCAGTATACGCTACTTTGCACCGAAACGCTTATTTTTTGTGCTTTTATCTGTGGTGACAAATTTTATTACACCACATGATAAAGCACAGCAAGTACATTTGAGTATTTAAGGTGCCAGAAACTGCCTGTTGGTTAGCCAACTACCACACACTCACCTTCAATAAAATCCTCCCCGTTATTTTCGTATTTCATAAGACGACACTTTCCACGCAAGCCATACCGACTAACGACACAGCGAACACCAGGTGATGAACTTGAGCCTTGGTGTTTGTTTTGTCGTCTCTCATAGCTGGATATTTTTTCTAACAAGCCATCTTTAACCATGCTATCTAATGTTCTGCGGGTAGATTCGAGAATACTTTTCTTGTTAAAAGAATCCATTCCTTTAAGCATATAAGCCACTCCTGAAACGTCGAAAGGTGGTGCACCTATTTCACCTGTTACCCATTCAAGATTGTCGGGTTTAAATAATTCCATTATCTCTTTTTTGCGGGAGGTCATTCTCATTTTTATATTCCTTATTGTGGGTTAGATCTATCCTACAATAAGAAACCAATAAGACATACAAATAAAAGGGTTTATCATCCTGACGTGTTAAGTAAGGGGGATAGGTGATATGCATATTATTTCGTATTTAATGAATTAATATTGCTCTGGAATCTTTTCTAACGAGGGGATTGAATGAAATACTTTATTACACTTTGTTACAAATAGAAAACCCAAGGAGTTACCCTCGGGGTTCTTTATTCAAATGCACGTGCATTTCGCGTGCACTTTCCAGTCCTTTTGTTGTCAGTGTGTAGTCCTAATGATTTCGCTAACTTCTTGTTTTTGAAACCGTTGTCCTATCACTGACCCACCAAATTTGGTGGAGCTGGCGGGAGTTGAACCCGCGTCCGAAATTTCTACATTCTCTTGTGGTGTCTAGGTAAAACAATGACTTGTTATAAATATCAATAAGATAATTAGTGATAACTGGTGCTATTTAGTGCGGGTTTGTGCTCGTTTGTGGTTTATGTGGACATATTGTGGACATTGTAATGTCATTAAAACAAAAATTGAAAATACAATTATTCGTTTAAGGAAGCTAATGGATTCTTTGTAATTGCATCTTCTAAATGGGTAGGGGCAAAGTGTGCATAGACCATTGTCATTTTGATATCAGAATGACCAAGAATATCTTTTAGCACTAGAATATTCCCTCCTTTCATCATGAAGTGACTAGCGAAAGTGTGGCGTAACACATGAGTGCATTGACCTTCGGGTAGTTCAATACCTGATTTATTTATTATACGTTCAAAATTTTTTCGGCACGGTGTAAATAACTTACCCCTCTTTTTGGGTATTTCCTCATAGAGTTCTTTCGATATGGGAACGGTGCGCACCTTTTTGCTTTTTGTTTTACTAAATGTGATGCGATACGGTGTTACTTGGCTACCTTCTAGATTTTCTGCCTCACTCCATCTAGCTCCTGTTGATAGACAAATTTTTGTGATTATTAAGACGCTTTTATTTCTAGATTCTGCCAGTGCTTCTAGTAAACGCTTAATTTCATTTTGATATAAAAAGGTAACCATTGTTTCATCGACTTTAAATGTAGGAAGCCCCGCAAGAGGATTGGGTAAATCCCAATGCCCTAACTTTTTTAAAGTACCGAAAACAGCTGATAAGTTTCTTTGTTCATGATTTACTGTGACGGGTTTTACTTCCATTAATCTCCCGTTAATATCAGGTATTCTACCTTTTAATCGACCTTCTCGATAAAGACTAAAATCAGATGCTGTTAATTGAGATGCTATTGGATCACCTAATCCTGCACAAATACCATTTAGTTTCGACATCATGCGTTTTGAATCAGTCAATGTTCTACCGTAGAGGTCATACCATAGAGTTATTAAATCAGATAATCTTCTGTTATCCTGTTTTTCGCCAAGCCACGGTTTATCTTCTATTTCAGCAAGAATAAATTTTTCATAAGAAAGAGCTTCCCCTTTAGTGGCAAATTTTTTGCGTATGCGTTTACCACTGACCCCGTTGGGGCGAAGGTCACAAAGCCACTCTCCAGAATCAAGTTTTCTAATTGTCATTCTATAAATTTTCAATAACGGTAATTACACGACCTAAAATGGTGAGGTCATCTAAATTACAATCAAAGGGAACACCAGAACCAGAAACACGAACTTTTTTAATAGGAATAAGAGTTAATTCCCGTATACTGATTTTTCCTTCAACATCGACCAACCACTTACCATCAAATATATCGTCAAAGTTTTCTTCTAAAATGTAGTAACTATCACCATCTTTTATACATTTTGCCTTTTTTGGTAGTGGCGCGGTGTTTTTGAGCATTGCTTTATCAAATAAAACATCATCAAACATTAATAGGTTCCCATTCACTAAACGTGAACAAGGGATTTTTAGTATATCTACTTTTATATTTGTAAAAGTTTTACCAATGCCAAAAGTTAGCCATTCAAGATTTGCGCCCGTTTCTAATGCGCATCGAACAACGATATCAGCTGGAAATAAATCTCTTTTATAGCGCATAGATAAGCTACTACTGCTTATTCCTAAATGCTCGGCTAAAGCTATTTTTGAAGGAAATCCATACGCTTCTATAATGCGATTTAAAACCTCAGTTCCACCTTTTGTTAAATCAATATTTTGATTCAAGTTTAAATTCCTCTTGCATTTAACTAAAAGTGAAATTAATATTCACTCATAGCTTGTGATAAATGACGCTAACTAGTGCGGACTAGTGAGAATTAAAGGAGATTTTGCCTTATGAAAGATCAATGTTCAATCAATATAGGTAAGCAGAAGCGGTATATCCCTATCGCGGAATTTTGTAAGCGATACGGTATGACGCTTGATTCTGCAAGATGGCAAGTGCGAGAGGGTAAATTGAAAATAAAACCCAAGAAAAAATCACACGAGCGAGTTTATATAGATTTAGAACATTACCATAAAGAATGGTATGTCTAGGCTTTTTAGTTTTAAGTTGATATCAGTTACACAAATAGTGAACTTAAAGAAGAATAAACACCATGTTTGATTATCAGGTTTCCAAACAAGCGCACTTTGATAATGCATGCCGTGCTTTCGCAAATACCCATAAAGGGGATTTAGTGCAAATAGCTGAAAGCATCGGCATGAACGCCCAAATGTTGCGTAACAAGTTAAACCCTGAACAACCGCACCAGTTAACGTGCATTGATTTAATGAAGCTGACTGATGCAACTGAGGACGCCTCTATCCTTGATGGCGTTCTAGAACAAATGCAATGTCAGCCGTCAGTGCCAGTTAATGAAGCGTGTGATTCTAATGTACCCGCTTATTTACTAACGGCGGTCGGTGAAGTGGGGAAGTTAGCAACAAATACAGTTTCAGGCGGTAATTTCAATAATGCACGTGTCGCTGACTTTAAACGTTCTGTTAATACAGCAATTCGTTGTTTAACGTTGGCAGGCATAACACTATCGGCCAGATTACATACTAATCCGGCGTTTGCCTGTGCAGTGGATGCAGTCGCTAATCTTAGCCCATCAATGATGTGAGGTTTTAAAATGAAATTAAATTCATTACAGCTTCAACAACACAAATATAAATTATCAAGTGATTCATTTAAAAATGAAAATAACAATTCTATTTATATTGTTAGTCTCGTTTTATTTATGGGTTATTTATTAATATCAGCTTTAAGTTAAGAGGTGTTTATGTCTAAAGAAAATATGTTTGATGAGATTTTACCAGGTGCGAAAGAACGTCAAATAGAGCGCTTAAAAAAATTAACTGAAAATAATAATGCCGAAGTGAAAATAGATGTCGATTATAGTGAAAACCAAAAAATTAATGAGATTTTAAATTTCATGAGAAATAAACAATCAGAGAAAATCCATTTTAAAAATAGAATTTTTGAGTTGGTAAAAAATAAATTAAATAATGGTGTGTTGAGTGTGGATGATATCGCTGAGAAATTGACTAGTTTTAGAAATGAGCTAGTTGATGCTTATGAAGAATCAACAGAATTCGAAGATATACCGTTTTAAGCGAGGTTATTATGTATCAGAATCAAGTTGAAAACGAACAAAGAGCTTTTCATATTCCAGTTGCTCAACGTGTTGATGGATTAAATCATACCGCTAAATTACGTTCTCGCCATTTTGGTTTACAAAATGAAGAATTAAAACGCTTCTTTTTTGATATGCGCGATAGATTTGATGATTGTTATCAAGAAAATAAAAAATTCTTAGGCGTCATTTTATATATGGCAGGTATTCCCAAAGAAAGACATGATTTAAATTTTGAAGATTTTAAAACATCAGAAATATTCGACATTATTAAAGCTATTAATCATATCAAGGCCGTTACGGCATTATTACCTAAACAATTAGCATTACCGCAATAATTAATTAAACCCAAAATAAAAATAAATGGCCTTACTAGGTCAGGGTTTTTTACAACCTAAATAAAGGAAATATATTATGAGAACATCAATACCAACCCCCGTTTTTATGCCTGCGAAAATTGCTAATAACGAACACGCTATTGTTTTAGATTCCACATTAGCGTTGGCGCGTAACGAACAAAAGCAAGTCTGTGCGGATAGATATGCTTCCCGTATTCGTAAACTGTCTAGTTTAATTATTCAAAATAAAATGGATTACGCCGACGTTGCTGAACTGTTGGAAAGTGAAGCATCAGAGCTAGAACGTCAAGCGCAAGAACTGGTTTGATATGACTAGTGCGGTGGAGAATAACAGCGACGTATTTATCTCAATGCGTCGCCAAAAAGAAGAATTTCAGCCAGGGCTATCGCCAAAAGCGTCCTTGGCTGAACGCATTATGTATGATGCAAACCCGTTTGATATTGAATTCCGTAATAGCATCTTAGGTAATGTGCCCGATTCATTGGCGATTTATTTTGCTACCCGATATTCAAAAATATTTAAAAGTGGGAAAAAAAATAGTAGGCGTCTTGCTAATACATTTTTACGCAAATTTGCACAGAATGTATTACCAAGATACAACCTTGTTTTATCAAAGTATCAATTTGATGGTGTTACATCAGGTTATGATTTTTTCCCTGAAAAATACGTCGAACAAATTTCTAACCTACACACGTTAGACCGTGGAACCATCAAAGAGCTGGCGAACGGTATCGCCCGCTATCTTACATCTACATTTACTGAATTTTGCCAACGTGCTGATTATGAGAATGAATCAGACGGTGCTAAGTTCGGCTACAAGAAAATAAGTAAGATCACTTCACAAATAGGCACTGTGCCACCGTACTGGAAGCAGTTCACGCAAGGGCGTGGAATAACAGAAGGGCAAATGTTATCAGGCTTATTACGCATGATGTCTGATAAGTGGTGGTATGGACGTTTAAAGCGCATGCGCGATTTGCGTGCTGAACATTTGGCTATTGCAGTCGGGCAGGTGCAAAAAAGTGCTTCCCCTTATATTTCCCGTCGTGCTTTACATGAGTGGATAGAACAAAAAAAACGTAACTGGGATTATATTAAAAGTTTCGATTTAACTAATGAGAATGGTGAGCGTGTTTCTCTTGAAGAAATGGTATTAGCCAGTGTTTCTAATCCTGCGGTTCGCCGTTGCGAATTGATGGTGCGTATGCGTGGGTTTGAAAACATGGCTAATGAAATGGGTTATGTTGGTGAGTTTTACACCCTCACAGCCCCATCAAAGTATCACAATGTATACAGTAAGGGCGGTTTCATTGAACAATGGAACGGTGCCTCCCCTCGTGATGTTCAGAAATACCTATGCAAAGTTTGGTCAAAAGTTCGCGCTGAATATGCCCGTGAAGGTATTCGCCCTTTCGGTTTTCGTGTCGTAGAACCTCACCATGATTCAACTCCCCACTGGCATTTATTGTTATTTGTTCATCCTGATCACGTTGAAAAGTTGAGAAAGATTTTTGCGGAATATGCCCGTGAAGAGGATGCCTTTGAGTTAAAAACCAAAGAGGCAAAAGAAGCCCGCTTTTATGTTGAGCCTATTGATAAAGAAAAAGGATCCGCAACGGGTTATATCGCTAAATATATTTCTAAAAATATTGATGGTTACGCAATGGATGACGAGATAGATGATGAAACGGGGCAGAAATGCAAAGACATGGCTAAAGCGGTTTCAGCATGGGCGAGCTTACACCGCATTCGTCAGTTTCAGCAAATAGGGGGGGCTCCGGTGTCTGTTTGGCGAGAGTTGCGTCGCTTGCCAGGTGATGAGCAAATTCTAGCAACGGAAGATATGGACAACGTGCGTTTTGCGTCAGATGTAGGCGATTGGTATGCCTACACCGAGTTACAAGGTGGTGCGACGGTAAAACGCCGAGATTTAACCGTGAGGCTTTCTTATGAAGTCACCGAAATGGGGAACGAATACGGCGAAGATGTAAAAAAAATTAAAGGGGTTTACTCACCGCTTGCGAGTGAGGACTCTTTCTATCTTACCCGCACCGCTAAATGGGAACTCGTTGCTAAAGTATCCACGTCTGTTAAAGGGAGTGGTTTGGCTTTTGATGGCGCGATTAGCGCCCCTTGGAGTTCTGTCAATAACTGTACGGGGGAAACCCGAACGATTAACGATGAAGAAAAGGGGGTAACGGAAATTTTAGATAATTTCAGGTCAATCGGGCATGAAATAACCCTAGAAGATGCCCAAAAAATGAGAAATGGGTCGGGAATAGTCATTGATGATATTGCATTTAGAAGTTTTGACGATGGTTCTTTGATTAGAACAGGTACGACACGACTGAAATACCGTCAATTCCATGAAAGAAAGGCGCGAATTTTTAACAAAGTCAATAAATTAAGGGGAATAAATGTATAGATATTGGGTTTTATTTTATTTATTGATATCAATAGTTCTTTTTATACACAGAACTATAAAGTCTAAAAAAAGCTATCATGAAAAATATAGCTTAGGTTCAGCGATAGATTATTCCATGCTATGGCCATTTTATATTTTGATAGCATTCTATTTTTTCCTTGCAGATAAATATCGTAAATTTATTGGTATGAGCGAGGATAGGTAATCTATGAATGTGCAATAAGTAAATATATCTCACATTATTATCACTTAGGGGTTCACAAAAATCATAAAGTTATTATACTGTTTATTCATACAGTATTCTTTAAGGGTATGATAATGACAGATAATATAAAAAGCATGGAAGCATTTGAAAGAATTGCACTTATCGCAAAAGTAGGCAGTTTTGATTCTTTCACATCACAGGAAAAAGATATCGTTTTATCATTAATATTTGAGTTAGCTGACAATGCCAGAGTGGACTTATTGGAAAAAAATAAGCCACACAATGTGGCTCAATAATTTAAGCAATGGGCGCTTTGAGTAAATCAAGCGCCATTTGTTTATTATCCGGTAGCAGTTTATCAATCATTTTATTCACGTCTTTCGCACTAGGGCTTAGCGTATGACTAAAAGTGACGTTTAAAACGAAAGTCATCCCGCATTCTAAGTCCGTGCATTGACAATAAAGGTCTGCAAATTGGCGATGTTTTCTATTTGTTGTTCTTATGATTGCCTTTTCACCGCATGCGGGACAGAGGACTTTCATCACTTTCATATTCCGAACTCCAAAATAATCGAACTGACGTAATTTTACCTTTTTTTGTCTCATTCTGCACCCAAACGGTCGTTATCTTTCTTAAAATTAATATGCAAATGCAACGGTATTTCAGGGTCACTGTTGACGGCATTCTCAAACATACGTTGCACAGGGATAACTTCATCTTGTCGATAGGCTTCGCGGGCTTTTATTGGGTCACCCAGTCCGCCAACATTACCAGGAATAATCCCCGCCAGTCCCGCAGGGAAACGGTGGGCGGTTAAAATATCTTGAGCACTGATATTTTTAACATTATTAAATTCATCTTTGGCTGAAATATCCCCAATCGGCATAAATTTAATCCCGTCGGGATCGCCTTTGGGAATATGCACAAACATGGTAGAAAAATTACCAATTCCTTTACTATTTTCCAGATTTTTAATGATTTTGGCTTCCACTTCATCAGTCAGTGAAGGGTCGTTACAATAAAAAACACCCCCTGTATGTGCTCCGTTGTGGTAATACCGACGACGAAAAATAGTCGCCTCACTATTTAAGAGAGCTGCATGTATACCACCGATATAATCAGGAATACCATATACTTGCTGTTGTGGGTCATATTGCTTGATAAAAATGACATCTTCAGGCGGATAAACTAACGGTTCACCTTCCATCAAAATAACAAAATCATTGTCTTTTCGACAACGAAGATAAAGTGAGGGCAACACAAACAGTTGAATGACGTTCCCCCAATAATCTCGTACTTTTAGAATAGCTGTATCACCAAAAATGAGATAACTCATTACCGATGCTTTTAGCTGTTCGTGGCTCAGTCCTCCACCTAAAAAATCAGACAAAATCATATTTTGACGCGCATAAATTACCCCGCCATGTTGGGCATTTAAGTTAACTAATTGAGCGAGGGCAGTTCTATCAATCGGGAGTGAATAATGGTCATGTTCATTGTCATACCAGATATTTTGATAGTCCGTATGCGTTGTTAATATCGGCTCGGGTTTGCCCAGTGTAATAATACTCATATTTTTTTTAGGGGTATCGGTAACCGGAACCGATAATTTCTTCCGTGATTTTTTCTTAGCCATTACGATGCCTTTTGAAATATCCATTTTGATTTACGTTGATTATCAGTATTCAACGGTTCATTGATTGCGCCATGAGCGATAGCCCAAAAACTATCAGCATGACCTGTTTCCATACTGCGGTCAGCCACAAATGTCATAGCACCGCCCTTGCTGGTTGTGTCTCGACGAATAGCCAAGAAACTGGCAGTGATTTCTTTTTGTTCCCTATCCCATTCGATGCGCTCTTCATCGACTAAATCGACCATTTTTAAAACCAGTTGGGTTTTCATGCTGAGGCTATAACGAATTTCCATTGTTTCGCGTGGTGCGAAATCTTGCACCATCTCATAGACACCATGACCGATACCTGTCGTATCAATGCCGATATGGGTGAAGCGATAACGACTATAAAGTTCTTGGATTTTTTTTGCTTGATGTTTCCATGCCATACCTTGCCAGTAATAAACGGCCAGAACACGGAACCGTTCACCAGGCACAGAAGGAGGTGCTAAAATAGCAAAGGCGGAGGTATCACCCGAACGGGCAGGGTCATAACCGCCCCAAACTTCACGATTACCAAATGGACGCGGTTCATCAGGAAAGTGATCTTCCCATAGCCCCACATCAACCCAACATTTTTCTAAATCGTTATATTTAAATACAGATGCGCCACTATCGACAAAGACACACATATACAACATATTAAACGTGTCTTTGTTATAGCGATTACGCAACTTATCAATGGATGCTAAGTTAAAACCACCTTTAATCGCATCTTCCAGCGTAATGACATAACGCCATTGACCATCAGGACAATCTCGTCCGCCGTCCTGCATCTCTTTAAATGTCGGAAATTTAACATTTTTGCGTTCTTTTTCATTTCCGCGCCATTCGTCACCTGTCCAGAATGGGTATGCGGGATGGGTTTTTGAGCTAGGCGTAGAAAAATAGGTGGTGCGCCATTTATCATGGGTCGCCATCGCACTAGCAACTTCATTTAAATGTTTGAAGTTCGGTACCCAAAAATATTCGTCACAGTACAAATGACCGGAATAACTTTGTGCGGTGTTTTTATTGGTAGAAAGAAAACGGAGTTCTGCCCCGTTACTTAAACGAATTGGGTTACCTGTTAATGTGATGCCGAAAAATTGCTCTGCAATATTGACAATATAGGAGCGGAAAACCTCAGCTTGCGGTTTTGATGCGGATAAGAAAATTTGCGGGTCACCTGTGAGTACCGCATTTTCCAGCGCTTCAAATGCAAAATACCAAGTCGCTCCGATTTGGCGTGATTTCAATATATTACGAATAGATTTTTTAATGTTATTGCGTAAATGTTTTTGATAGCCAAACAGCATATTGTCAGCAAATTGCTGAAATTGTTCTTCTGTTAATTCGGAAATATCATTTTTACGATAGCGTTTTTTCTTCCTTGGTTCGCCATCGTCAGACTCATTGTCATTTGAGTAGCCAGATTGATTTTGTGCTTTTGCCTGTGCCAGCTTCTCGGCGTGTTTATTTTGTTGTGCCATCAATTTGATATGATGGTTAATTAAACGGTCTAATTCCTCTTGTTCAAAAACGGTCTTATTATTTCGCTCACTGAGCAAAATAATGCGTCGATTAATCGCATCTAAAACCGATTCATGACTGAGTAAATCCTGCCAATTCCCTTTTTCAGCCCAATAGTAAACGATCCGCCGATTCGGCAAATTAAGTTCGGTTGCAATTTCTGCAGGAGTATAGCGTCGCAGGTACAGCGATTTCGCTACTCCTATTAATTCATCTGAATATCGTGAGTTCGCCATAATGTAAAACATTATGCCTAGTCAGATTCTATCTGGCGTTGGGAGGAATTTGGTTATACGCCATATCCAAATTTAACCATTCGCCCATTTTATGGAATTTCGCAATACTGTTACCTCAAACGGAATTGATAAAAATACCCACGGATGGGGGATGCTATGTAATGTCACAATTAATGACAAATTGGCTCTGTATTGCGACTGCGGGCGATACCGTAGATGGTCGAATTATTGAGGAAAGTTGGATTTTAGAGTCTGCAGAACTCTATGACCGTCATTTATATACTGCATGCATTTGGCCTGAGCATGAGCGCTGGTTTGGTTCAATGGGGGAAGTGTTAGCGCTAAAAGCGGAACGCGACGAAGAAGGAACATTAAAGCTTTATGCGCAATTGCGTCCTAATCAGCATTTATTACAAGCCAATCGCGATGGTCAATTGCTCTTTACCTCAGCGGAATTTACCCCAACAGGTAATTTTCGGGGGACAGGGAAAACCTATCTCGAAGGGTTAGGGGTAACGTGTTCACCTGCCAGCGTTGGCACTGACCGATTACAGTTTAATAAAAACGGTAAGAAGTTTCGTTATGGTGCACTAAAACCATTAGTGTTTGATGAAGTAAAACAGTTTAAGGAAGAAAAGATGGCTAAGGGAAAGGGCTGGCGTAGTATCTTCAATATTGAAGAGCCAAGTGTTGATGATATACCCGAAGAAACAGGCGCTAGTGATGCAATGCAAGCACTGGCTGAGGCATTATCTGCACTTGAAGTTCGTGTTACCGCAATTGAAACACAACTAATTTCAACAGCAGAAAAAGTAGATGATGTTGAAGATGATGTGGAAGTTATCAAAGATGCTGTTGATACACCTGAATTTAAACAATTGAAAGATAACTTATCTTCCATTTTAGGTAAATTTAGCAAGTTGGATACAGTGGCATCGCGTATCCCTGGGAAAAATCCACGTGGCGGTAAAGAAAAACGCTTTGCTAACCTAGTGTAAGGGGTAAGTGATGTCATTAAATAATCAACGAATTCGTGAGCTTTTAGATGCTTATGAAAGGGCTTTTTCGGCATCTTGTGGCGTCGCCAATGTTAATCGATATTTCGGGCTGACAGACCCTAAAGATACACAGCTACGAGATGCGTTATTGGAGTCTGCCGAATTTTTGAAATTGATTACGGTGGCTGACGTTGATCAATTAGTTGGGCAGGTTGTTCCAGTCGGTAACCCAGGTCTTTTTACTGGACGTTCAAAGACAGGGCGTTTTGGTCGTAAAGTCGGTGTTGAAGGCAATGAGTACAAATTGGTTGAAACAGATTCTGGGGCGTTTATGCCGTGGGAGATGTTATCAGTTTGGGCTAATGCGGGCGGTGAAAATGAATTTATTAATCGTATGCAAGCCTTTATTCAAGAATCATTTGCCCTTGATATGATCCGTATTGGTTGGAATGGTAATCATATTGCTGAAGATACCAATGCAGAAAAATACCCTAATGGTGAAGATGTTAATAAAGGCTGGCATCAAATTGCTAAAGAGTGGAAGGGAGGCTCTCAGGTTCTGACGGATGCTATTTCATTAGATGATAATGGCGATTATCGTTCATTAGATGCTATGGCGTCAGATTTGATTAACACCTGCATTCCGCCACAGTTCAGAAATGATCCACGACTTGTGGTCATGGTAGGACCCGATTTAGTTTCAGCAGAACAATATCGCTTATATCAAGGTGCTGATAAGCCAACGGAGAAAATTGCTGCTCAAATGCTAGGCTCTACAATTGCAGGACGTCCAGCTATGGTTCCGCCATTTATGCCAGGCAAGCGTATGGTGGTCACTATTCCAACAAATCTACATATTTATACGCAACGTAATACACGCCAGCGTAAAGCAGAATTTGTTGAAGACCGCAAGCAGTACGAAAATAAATATCTACGTAATGAAGGTTACGCCCTTGAACAGCCAGAACTTTATGCAGCTATTGATGAGTCTGCTGTCACCATCGGTAAAGTAACTGAACCAACTGAAAAAGTAGAAGGTTAAGCGTCATGCTATCACCTGCTCAAAGACACAGGCAAAAAATTGAAATGCAACAAAAGCTCGAACAGCGACAGGCTATTGCTATTGCTGACGGTGAAAGTATGCATCTTCAAGCGCGTGCCATTGAGCGGGATGTCAAACGACTGCGAGCACTGAATCAAACGTATGAACGTGTGGCAATGAAACGAGACGAATTATTGCCTATGTATCTACCGACGGCACAACGCTATTTAGATGAAGGCGAGGTGTATCAAAACCCGATTTTTGTGTATTGCGTCATTTGGCTATTTGATGTGGGGGAGTTCGATAAAGGATTGGACTGGGCAGATATTGCCATAGCGCAAGGACAGCGCACCCCCGACAATTTTAAAAGCGGTTTCCCTGCTTTTGTGGCTGACACAATACTCGCATGGGCACAGTTAGAAGCGGAAGCAGGAAACCCCATTGAGCCTTATTTTTCAAGGACATTTAAGAATGTCACGGAAATTTGGCGAGTTCACGAAAAAATACAGGCGAAGTGGTTTAAATTCCACGCCTTAGAGTTATTAAAAGGCGATGTTGGCGATGTAAGAGCTAGCGCGATTGATTGTGTCGATACACTGAATCAAGCCGATGCTTATCTTGCCAGGGCGCATCAATTAAACCCGAAAAGTGGGGTTAAAACGCATCGTTTACGTATCGCTTCACGATTACGGGCATTAGAGCAAGAGTAAAGACTACCGCAAGCCAAAACGGGCAGGGTGGAGACAAAACAATTTGATTGTTATTGGTCGTGGAAACCTGTTCGCCCGTTTTTTATTTAAATATGCAGAGATTATTAAATGGAATTAATTGTAAATATTATCCTACTCATTGTAATAATTCCGATAATTATCTGCTTAGTGCTAATAGATGCATGGTTTTTGTTATTAATTTGGAATTGGTTTTGTGGATCAGCAGATATTAATTTATCAGTACCAATTAATTGGGGAACGGTTATTTCACTAAAAATTATTATTTTGTTATTGAAATTAATTTTTAGCCAGTAAGTAACACAGGACGAATAATATGTTAAATGGCGATGGCATTACCTATAAAAATGAAGAACTGACAAATGATGAATTTTGGCCTGATTTAAATTTAGGTGATTTTCAAAAAAGTCGCGCTATTCCCGCCAATATCGATGCTGATTTTATTGCTGATGCATTATTAACCACGGTCACAGAAATTAATTGTGAATTAAAAGACGTAAAAAGTTATTGGCTATCAAAAGGTGTTAATCAGGCAAAAGACGCCCCAGGCGCAAAAATAAAAGGGGTGAATGCCCTTTGTGCGCAATATAAAAAAGCCGTTTATGCCAGGGCAAAAGCGGATTTATTGGGTGAATATTTGTCGATTGTCAGTCGAGCGCCCAATCCACAGCAAGAAAGCGACGAATTACGATCACGATTATTAGCGGAATCAACTTTTGTTATTCGCAATATGAAACAGTTGCCTCGCATTACGGTAAAAATGATATGACCCGACTACAAAAATTGACGGCGTTCTTACGTGCAAATTTGCCTGAACCTGTATTTGCAACCGAATTTAGTAGTGAGATGGATGATATTACATTTAAACGCGCTCACAATGATTTAGGCGAAAAACAATATCAAATTTTAACGCAAGAATATGATGCGGTAATTGCGTGGGGACGTTGGCCTTATCGTGAAATTGATACACGTTATATCCCCGTATTAATTGAGGCATGGTATCAAGATTTAGAAACGGATTTTACCGAACCTGATTTCGATGATGAACCACCGACGATTGATGTTGATGTGATTGACGATGATATCGCGATGGTTGTAGTCACCCTTAAATTAAGTGATGCCATTGTGTTAAAAGAAGATGAGAAAGGCCTCGTGCCATTTGACGGTAAACGTTGGTCATTAGCCAATCCTGAAGTGTTATTTGCTGAAAATATTGATGTGATCCCCCGTGGTGTGAAATGAGCATTCAAGGGCAATTAAACGAAAAACAATTAAAAAAGCTACGAGAACAGCTTAAAAAGTTGGAATTACCACCGAAAAAACGCCAGCGGTTACTTTGGCGAATTGCGAAATATGGTGTGATTGTTGCTTCAAAACGCGCGGTAAAAAATCAGCAGACACCTGATGGTGAGGCTTGGCAAGGGCGACATGGTAACTACAAAAAAAAGATGCTCCGTAAAATGCCTAAACTATTAAAAATTCGTGAAATTCCCGAAAAAGGCGTAGTCCGCATTTATCTCGGGGGCGGAAATTATCGCAATGGCAGTAAACCTGTGGGTGCTGGTGTCGTGGGATATAGCCAGCAATATGGTATGACAGCAAAAATTAATCGTAAAAATGCCAACGATAATAATATCCGAAAAGCAACGAGTGAGAAGAAGCCAGAACCTACCGCAACACCGAAACAAGCCAAAAAATTACGGGCGTTGGGCTATAAAGTCAAAAAAGGAAAGCGTTGGGTAAAGCCTCCTTTAAAAGAGATTGCGGGAAAGATGCGTTTTTTTCAGGCGGGGTTATTAATTCGTCTTTTACAAAATAAACCTAAAAAAACCAGTTGGGAGGTAGATATCCCCAGTCGTGAGTTTTTAGGCATCAGTGATGAAGATTTTATCAAAGCGTTAGAGAGACAACTTCAAGGCATCGGCTACGGTGCATAAAAAAGGAATTTACTATGTGGCCAACTGTTCAGGTTAATCAACATAACCAACTGCAAGGCGAAACAAAAGAAATTGAACGCATTTTGCTGTTTATTGGTAAAGGAAAAACCAATATTGGTAAAACTATTGCGGTCAATACGCAAACCGATTTCGATGAGGTGTTAGGAACGCCAGATAGCCCGTTAAAAAGTAACGTGTTATCGGCTATGCGTAACGCAGGTCAAAACTGGTCAGGTTATGTGCATGTATTAGCAGAAGATGCCGAAGAATTGGCATTTGTTGACGCGGTGATGGATGCACAAGTGGTCGCCAGTTGTGAAGGCTACGTATTAGTGGGTGATGCGACGAAAGCCGTTATTCAATCGGCTAAATCCTTACGCTCGGATTTAATTGCTAAACATGGGCGCTGGCTGTTTGCCATTTTGGGTGTCGGTGCAACGCAAGACGATGAAACGTGGTCAGGCTATGTTGAACGCTTGTCTGCTTTATCAAAAGGGGAAGCGGAACCCTCCATTCAATTAGTACCAATGTTATGGGGTAATGAAGTGGGAGCATTAGCAGGGCGATTATGTAACCGTGCAGTGACCATTGCTGATAGCCCCGCACGAGTCAAAACAGGCGCATTAACCGATTTAGGTAGTGCGTATTTACCGCTCGACGGTACGGGTAAAAGCCTTGATTTAGCAACACTGCAGGCATTGGAAAAACAGCGTTTTAGTGTGCCGATGTGGTATCCAGACTATGACGGCATTTATTGGTCTGACGGTCGCACATTAGACGTTGAAGGCGGTGATTATCAGTCAATCGAAAACTTGCGTGTTGTTGATAAAGTCGCGCGCACAGTGCGTATTCGTGCCATTGCTAAAATTGCCGACCGCAGTTTAAACAGCACCCCATCCAGTATTGAAGCCCATCAAGCCTACTTTGCCAAAGTATTACGTGAAATGTCACGCAGTACGCAAATTAACGGAGTAAGTTTCCCTGGTGAAGTGAAACCGCCAAAAGAGGGTGATGTGGTTATTACATGGAAAAACAAAAATAACGTTGAAGTGTATATCACGGTGCGAACCTATGAATGCCCGAAAGGGATCACCATTGGCATCCTGTTAGACACGTCATTGGAGAATGAATAATGAGCGGAAAACGGATTTCGGGGCAGTCGATTGATTTTAATATCGACGGTGATTTAGTTCATGTTGAGAAAGTCAGTCTATCGATTACAGACAATACAGGTGTCGCTCAAACGAATGGTGTGCCTGATGGTTATGTGAATGGGGATGTGTCGGCAGAGGGTGAGCTGGAATTATCCACTAAATACCTCAACGTCATTACCGCTAAAGCCCGTAGTGCTGGCTCTTGGCGTGCCATTCCTTTAGTCGATTTGATGTGGTACGCGAAAGCGGGGACGGAGGAACTTAAGGTTGAGTCTTTCGGCTGTAAATTAAACGTCACCGATATTTTAGACGTTGACCCGAAAGGCGGTGCTGTGATGACGCATAAAATTAAATTTATTGTCACCTCACCGGACTTTGTGCGTATTAACGGTATTCCATACTTAGAGTCTGAATTAACAGACAAACTGTAATAAAGGACATGTTCATGGAAGAACATAATAAAACACTGATTTCACTGATTATCTTAGGGGCACTGATAGCTATTGGTAAAATGATGTCAGGGAGTGAACCTATTACGCTACGTCTTTTTATTGGGCGCGTTATTTTAGGTTCAGCGGTGTCATTAATGGCGGGAGCATTACTGATTTGGATCCCTGGTATTTCTCCTTTAGCGATTACGGGGTTAGGTTCAGCATTAGGCATTGCAGGCTTTCAGTTAGTGGAATTGTGGCTGAAAAAACGAGGCAGTGATTTATTAACAGGGAAGTTAAAAAAATGACACGCGGAATTCGTAATAATAATCCAGGCAATATCCGTCATGGTGCTTCTAAATGGCAGGGAATGTCTGCAGAGCAAAATGATACTCAATTTGTGCAATTTATCTCGCCCGAATTCGGTATTAGAGCACTGATGAAACTATTGCAGACTTACTCAAAATACAATGGTAAGCAAAATGTGGGTTGTGGGAAAATAGATACTATTGAAGAAATTATCGAACGTTGGGCACCTGCATCGGATAATAATCACACTGAAAACTATATCCAACGTGTGTGCAAAGAAACCGGATTTAATCGCCAAGCGTGCTTGAATTTATACGACAAAGAGACCGTTATTTCTTTAGCAAAAGCGATTGTACAGGTTGAAAACGGTGAACAGCCTTATTCAGACAAGGTTTTTGAAACGGCGTTTAATCGGATATGAAACAAGCAACGGCGATCTTCTTTGCGTTTATTCTGGCTTTTTCGGCGGGCTGGCTGGTTAAGGGTTGGTATCAAGACAGCCTTGAGTTAGTCGCATTAAAAACGGCGAATGAAGTCAATAACGCCAGTTTAAAGGCTCAACAAGATTTAGCGAGTCAATCAGCAAGGACGTTAGAAAATAAATTAGAGGAACTCGCCAATGTGCAACCGCCTGAAATACGCACCGAAATTATTAAGCCTGTGTTCACTAACCTTTGTGTTAGTGATGATTTTGTCAGGATGTACAACGAAGCAATCGACAGTGCCGAACGTACCCTATCAGGAAAATCTACTGACAAAATGCCCGACAACATTACCAAAGTTAAACGGTAATACTGGGGCGGATTTAGCCACTGTATTATTAGAATATGTTGAAATTTACGGAAAATGTGCTGTGAGGCACAACCAATTAACGGACGAAATTCGTCAAAGGATGGAAAAATGAGTACCAAGAAAAACACAATTACTTTAGTCGTGATGGGCAAAGAGCTGGTTTTTGAACCCAATATGACCGCGTACAATGGCTGGTTAAATGCGATTTCTGCCGACGATAAAGTGGCGCCTACTGTTACCTATTTGCGCCGAATTATTGCCCCTGAAAGCAAAGAAGCCTTAACCGATATTTTAAATATCCCTGGTTCGGCAATGCAGTTACTGGAAAAAGTAAACTCAGAATATGCGCCAAAACTGGATATTGAACTAAAAAACTAACGGCGCGAGTCGAAGCGATTGAACGCAGTGCCCTCGGACAATATATGGCGTTACGACGGCACTATCTCCCTCATGAGCAGGATGATATCGACAGCTTCGCATGCGCAATTTGGCTAGATAATCACTTCACAGAAAATCACCGCATCGCGGTCGCAAATGGCATTGCATTAGCTTTCAAGGGTGAATGATGAGTACATTAGATTTTACACTCAGCATGATTGATAAAGTCACTCAGCCCTTGAAGGCCGTGCAAGCAGGTGTGACTCAATTTGCTGAAACCTCACAACAGGCGTTTAAAAATATCGCAGTCGGCGGGGCGGGCTTGGCTGGCTCCGTCTTTGCGTTAAAAAACGTCTTAGATCCCGCGTTAGCGATTCAAGATGCCCTTGATATGGCGAAAGTCACGGGTGTTGATGATGGCGCAATGAAAAAAATCACCGATGAAGCACTCACTTTCAGTGCGCAATACGGTAAATCGGCGGTGCAATTCGTTGAGTCCTCTCTCTCTATCCGAAAGGCCATTAGTGGCATTTCAGATAATGAACTCCCGCAGCTAACCAAAATCAGCAACATTACGGCATCAGCACTAAAAACTACGGCTGAAGAATCCAATGCCTATATGGGCAAAATGTTTTCTCAGTTTCAAGGCTACGCCGACAGCGTGGGCAAAGTGACGTTCGCAGAAGAGCTGGCAGGCAAGGCCGTTATTATGTCGCAAACCTTCGGCACGTCGATGGCTGAAATTACTGATTTGATGGAAGGGGCGCGTTCTGCAGGTACGCAATTTGGTGTCGGTATTGATGAACAGTTAGCCGTATTAGGCGAGTTGCAACGTTCATTAGGCACAGAATCCAGTAGCGCGTATGAGTCGTTTCTGTCAGGGGCAACGGACGGGGCTAAAAAACTCGGTCTATCGTTTGTTAATGCGTCAGGGCAAATGCTGACGATGCCTGAAATGCTGGAAAAGTTACAAGGAAAATATGGCAAGTCCATTGCAGGTAATTTAAAGGCTCAAAAAGAAATTGAGGACGCATTTGGCGATTCCGCTATTGTCGTGAAATCACTGTTTAATAACGTCGAGGTATTACGTAAAAATATTACCGCATTAGGCGGTGATGATGGCATGAAACGTGCCACAGAAATGGCCAGTATGTTGGCTAATCCGTGGGAGCGGTTATTGTCGATTTGGGAGTCTATCCGCATTGCCGTGGGCATGACACTGTTACCCGTGATTGTGCCCCTGGTGAATAAAATTGCTGATATGGGGAAAATACTCGTGCGTTGGTTGAAGCTATTCCCCAATATTGCCCGTGCTATTGGTTATGTGGTGGCGGGGTTTATTGCATTTACGGCCATGGGGGCGATGGCCAATATCGTATTGGGGGTTGGTCGATTGCTATGGGTCGGTATTTTGCCATTGTGGAAAACGGGCGGAGTGTTATTGTCCTTGATGAAAGGCAAATACGATTTAGTGACAAAAGCCACAGGATTTTTTAGTGGTTCCCTCGCCAAATTAACGAGATTTTTAAACATCACCAAAATGGCCTCGTTTGCCACAGCATTAGGATTTACCTCTATTACATGGCCTGTTTTATTATTAATCGGCTTGTTTGCCTTAATTGCGATCGCCGTTGTGAAATTTTGGCAACCCATCAAAGCATTTTTTAAAGGATTTGTGCAAGGCTTTACGGAGGCGTTTGGTTCGATGACCCCCATGTCTCCGATGTTTAAAAAAATTGGTGATGCATTGGGTGGGGTATGGGATGCGGTAAAAAGCGTTTTTAAATGGTTTACGGATTTACTGACCCCCATCCAGTTTTCAGAAAAGTCGCTCAATAAAACTAAAGTTGCGGGGCAGGCATTTGGTAAAACCGTTGCTAAAGCCATTGAGGTGCTGACGTTCCCGTTTAGAATGACGATTAAATTAGTCATGATGATGGCCAATATTTTTATCCGTAGTGCGAAATGGATTGGTAAAAAATGGGACACACTCGGTACGGACATCATGAACGGATGGAGCGACGTGTGCCAGTGGTTTTTCTCACTGTCGCCTGTGCAATATTTTATTGATATCTGCAACAACGCATCACAACTTTTTTCTGCAGTGTGGGGTGTGATTGCCGATGGTTGGGACGCGCTTTGCAATTGGTTTAAAAACTTTTCTATCGCTGACAGTTTTAACGGTATAACTCAATCTATAAAAGGGGTATTTGATGGATTATGGGACTGGCTCAGTAAATCTTTTAATAGTGTATTTAATGCGGTGGCCAGTAAGTTAAATTATCTTCCTGGTGTGAATATTGATTTAAAAGAAACGCAAACATCGGTCACTAACACCCCATCACCTATTATTCCAACGGATATGGGAGTGAACCATCAAAACCGCCGTTTTGATTATCAGCCGTCATTATTAACAGGGCGTGAGTTAAAAGGCATTAACAAAGGTGGTTTGAGTAAAGAGATCAATAACAATCAAACCAGCGTTGATAACCGCAGGCAATATGGAAATATCACGATTAATAATGGCAATGTGATGACACCTGCGGATTTGGAAGAGTGGGGCGCGTTGAATTAAGGATAATGCCATGGAACAGGCGAAATATATTGATTTACTGATAACAGAGCGTGATTTCACGCTCAATGCGGGCTTTGAGCCGATATTGTGTAATAACCGTCAAAGTATTACGCAAGATATTGCGCATGCGATTGTTGAGAGCGGTTTAGCCACCCAATTAGTGGCCGAACGTAGCCCAACCTTGCGCGCTGATATTCGTATGCAGATTGTGTTACTGGTTGAAGATGATGAGCGACTTATTCCAGGCACCATTATTGTTGATGAAGAAAACGTAAAAAAATTATGGGTGACCGCAGACACTTATGATTTTGGCCGTATTAGTGTCGGGGTGAATTATGGCGAATAAACAACGTCCACAAATTGACTACGAGTCGGCATTAAAAGATAACGGCATGCCGATTACTGCCGATGAAATTAATCAGCAATTTAACGACATTGTGAAAGAAGAAGGCTTAATTACCAATACGTCCAATATGTCACCATTTTGGCGCTTAATTAATACTCTTGTCACTACGCCCGTTCAGTGGCTCAAAGATGTCTTGATTAATTTGGTGTTCACCAATATGTATCTGGCTACTGCATCGGGCTCATGGCTGGAAATGTTTGCCTGGGGCGTTAACCTGCAACGTAAGCCCGCCACCAAAGCCAAAGGACAAGTGCGTTTTTACCGAATCGCGGGGCAAAATAGTGTTACGGTGCCAGCGGGTACTATCGTGCAGACAGAGCGCATTAATGGGCAGATTTATAGTGTGGTGACCACGGAAACCGTGACGATTGAAAAAGAGTCTACCTTGATTGCGGTTGATGCCAGTGACGCAGGCGGAGCCTTTAATCTGGCACCAGGCTATTTTCGTATTCTTCCCGTTGCCGTGCCAGGCATTGAACGGGCGCAAAACGAGGAAAATTGGTTATTGGTGCCAGGTGCGGATAAAGAGAGCGATGATGATTTACGTGACCGTTGCCGTAATCAATATAATCTAGTGGGGAACTACCACACTGACGCGGTATATCAAGGCATGATTGCCAGTGTCGTCGGTTTGAGTATTGACCGCATTTTCTTTTTGCATGATGCGCCTCGAGGCGCGGGTACCGCCAATGCTTATTTATTGTTAGACAGTGGCGTCATTAGTCAGCCGTTTATCGACAAAGTTAACGATTATGTCAACACACAAGGGCATCACGGGCACGGTGATGATATGCAGTGCATGCCCATGCCTGAAACACACCATGCCATTAAGTTAACGGTATTTGTGCAGAATCTCGCTAACCTAACCGATAACGAGCAAGTCAAATTACGGCAAGACATTGAAAATTTAGTGCGTTGTGCGTTTCGTGAAAACACCAGTTATGACGTGAAAAAAACATGGCCCTACTCGCGTTTTTCATTTTCTAATTTGGGGCGTGAAATTCACCGCCATTTTACCCTGGTCGATTCCCTGCAATTTAATCAAACGGATATCATCAGTGAATTGAGTGTGCCCCGTTTAAAATCGCTGACCGTGGAGCTACAAGATGCCTGATTTCAAGGAACGATTAAAAGGCTTAAATTTGCCGTCATGGATGAACAAAGGCGAACCCGCAAAACTGTTAAATGCGGTGCGTAAATTTTGGTCAGGTGTTTATGACTGGATGTTATGGCCACTCAAACAATTGGACGCAGAAACCTGTTCAGAAGAATTGTTATCAGTGCTGGCCTATCAGCGCGATATTCACCGTTTTAAAGGGGAGCCATTAGATTTATTTCGCAAGCGGGTAAAATTTGCCTTTATTAATGCCCGTGATGCGGGGTCGGTCAGTGGTTTTATTGCCATTTTTGAGCGTCTCGGTGTGGGCTATGTCGAACTGTTAGAGCGTCAGCCTGATATTGACTGGGATGTCATTATTTTACGGGTCAGTGACGGACAAATCGCAGGCAACCCCGATTTGTTGATGGGCATTATTCGCCAGTATGGGCGCACGTGTCGCCGTTATCGTTTTGAAGTGATCACCAATAATCAATTAGTGATGCGGTTTGGTTGGGCTGATTGTGAATATCAGACCTTTGGCGCATCACTGTTACAAGGAGAGTAACAAATGTCACAATCTATTATTACAACGGCATTTGAGCGCTGGAAAGCCCAAGAGTCGATTGATGGAAACTTGATTGTGTTAGACGAGTTCGTCTTTGCACATATCCCGAATTTAGAGATTGAAAAACCGATTGACCGCAATGAAGGCCTGCCCGATGCAAAATATATCATGCATCGCCAAACCGTGAATAAAACGGGCGTCGTCAATCAAAATGCCGTGGCCTATTCGGTGACTATCGGTGCCGAAATTGGAGATTTTGATTTTAACTGGATTGGGCTATTAAATAAAAAATCCGGTACGGTAGCGATGATTGTGCATGCGCCTACCCAACGAAAAATTAAAACCCAAGCAGGGCAACAGGGCAACGTGTTAACCCGCTCTTTCTTGCTGGAGTATTTAGGGGCAAGCAAAGAAACCGCCATTACCACACCTGCAGAAATGTGGCAGATTGATTTTACTGCAAGACTTTCTGGCATCGATGAAATGCAACGCCTAGTTAATACCGACAGTTACGGTGAGGCCTCTTTTTTTGATGATGCGTTTTTAGTAGCTAAGACAGGGAATCAATATTTTGTCACAAAAGGTATTGGATACATCGGTGGTTTACGGGCGGAATTAATCACAAACCAAAATATCACCGTGCCTGCGGAAAATACCAAAGTTTATGCTGATGTGAGTTACCAGGGCAATATTACCAGTCGTTGGCAAACCCACATTAAGCTGACCGTCAAACCTGATTTAAAAAACTATATTGATAATGCAGATTTTGCACATTTTGTGTTTGCGATAGCGTCGATTTCAGCGGACGGAAAAGTTACCGATTTACGCCCTAAAGGAACACTGGATTTTCAGCAATTAGATGATGCGTTAAAGAAACATGCTCAGTCTCGTAATCACCCTGATGCAACATTAACGGCCAAAGGATTTACTCAACTGACGGATAAAACGGGCACTAGTCAGGCATTAGCCCCAACACAAAAATTAGTGACCGATTTACATAATAACGCAATGGCATCAGCAAAGTCGGCTAACGACAATGCCAATACGCGATTACCTTCAACAGGAACGGCCGTTGCCTCACAAAAGCTGGCGACTCCGCGCAAAATTTCGGGGGTGCCGTTTGATGGTACGAAAGATATTACCTTAAATGCGGGAAATGTGGGGGCAGCTACCCCCGCACAAGTCAATGAAGTCAAAACGATGGCCTCCAATGCGCAAAACACGGCAAACAGTGCGGTTACGAAAGCCGACAATGCCCAAAAGACCGCCAATGATGGTGTGAGCAAAGCCAATACTGCACAAACCACAGCCAATAATGCTAATAACAATGCCAATGGCCGTGTGCCTAATACCCGTAAAGTGAATGGTAAGCAGTTGAATGCGGATATTACCTTAAACGCGGGCGATGTGGGCGCATCGACCCCCGCACAAGTCAATGAAGCCAAAACCATGGCGACCAATGCGCAAAATACGGCAAACAGTGCGGTGACTAAAGCCAATACTGCACAAACCACAGCCAATAATGCTAATAACAATGCCAATGGCCGAGTGCCTAATGCTCGAAAAGTGAATGGTAAACAGCTGAATAAGGATATCCATCTAAATGCGGTAGATGTAGGGGCATTAACGCAAGTGCAAGGTGATGAGCGTTATCAACGTAAGGGCGTTAATGCAATATGGCGAAAAATTGGCGACTTTAACGGTGAGTCAGCGGTGACGGAAATTACATTAACAGAAAATATTTTGGGGAAGCTTGTTTTTGTTCAACGTCAAAGTGGAGATAAAACTTATACGGGATTTTTAATACCACCTATCCCTGAAATTAGGATAGGTGTTCCTATGGGGCAACAAGGGTATTGGGATTTTATTGTTTCTAAAGACGGTAAAAAGTTGAAAATGATTGATAGCAACTATGGCTCAGCTTTAGGAGTCTATATTTATGACTAACCATTGGCAACGTAAGCGATTCGCACTTTCTGGCGATATAACGGGCATTACCTGTTCATTATTACCCGTTCACCCGTTTATTTATGGTGTCGGACAAAATACTGCCACAGGCAGTTATTTAAGTCCCACCAATGCAATTAATTATATTGCGAATAAAATTCAGGGGGCGGGTGAGGTTGATATTGTGGTGACGATGATTTGCGCCCGTACCCATGACGAGTTTATCAATGCAATTCAAGGCTTTTCGGGGGTATTGCCTTTACCTGTGTTTAGCCAAGTTGAACGTATGGCCAAAACAGCCGAAAGCTTGAATATCACCAAAATGCAGATACCCGCTAAAACGTTAGCCGGTATTCCTGAACCTCAAACGTTATCAACCAATAATAGCCGTGCGGTAATCAATGCGGTATTAATTGAAAAAGCAAAAAGTGAAGCCTCAAGTGGGGCAAGTGTGGCGGGGTTACTTTCTAGCGTAAAAGGATTTGCTGAAAGTCGAAAAAATATCTTGCAAGGCATGGCTGATTCATTGGCGGGCTTACTGGGAAAATCAACCACGGTTTGGGTGTTCCAGGGAAAAGGTAACGGCGCAGAATTAGCCGATAAAATGAAAAAAGAAATCCCTGAACAAGATGCGGTTTATACCTTGGCCACGCTTTTTGCGGGCGATATTGATGCAATCAAAGGAATGATGCATGACACAGACACCACTGTACGAAAATAACACACCGAAAATCAGCCAAATCATTACGTTGGCGTTGGACGGTGAAGCCATTTTATTAAAAAACCTGACCGTCACCCCCTCGATGATGTATCAGGACAAAGACCAATCAGGGCAGTCCTCAAGTACCGTCAACAGTGAGCAGGGCATTAAGCCCAAAGAACTCCGCATTACGGGCACTATTCCTTTCACCGAAGAAAAAACGCTAACCCGTTTATTTGCCTTAGCAGAAGCCAAAGAGAACGGACTACTAAAACGCTACCGTGTCGCCAACCGCATGGCTAGCGCGATTAATTTTCGTCTTGGCACATTCACTAACGGCATTGATGCGTCAAAGATGGACGGTAAACAAGCCTGGCAAGTCACCTTTACTTTACGTGAGCATTTATCCGTACCCGAAAAACGCGAAAGTCGTTCAGCAGGGCAAGTTAAAGCCAAAACACAAAATATGAGTAATAAGTCAAAAGCCAATGGCGAAGGAACGCCAGAACAAGAGCAGGAATTAAGCTGGTTTGAGAAAAATGTATTGAAGCCAGTTAATGATGCTTTGGGAGATTAAAAGATGAAACCAATTAATCGACTTTATTTATCCGGTGATGAAACGCACCTTGTCGACGTTAAAATGGTGCTGGAATTATCGCAATGTGGCCGTGGCTTTATTACGGCTAAAACCGATACCGATTACACGGGTAAATTGGTGCGCCTTGATATTGGCTACACTGATTTACTCTTACGGTATTTCACGGGTTACGTAGAACGTTCGCAACCGTCACAAAATGGTTTTCAAAAATTGTTTGTGCGGGAGTTAGTTGGTGTATTCGACAGAATGTGGCCGTGCTCTTTTCAGCATCCTACCTTAAAACAGATCACCGATTATCTAAAAGAGCACAGCGGATTACATTTTGTGTTACCGGATGCCGAATATGTGAATACCCCAATTCCACATTACACCCATAATGGCACGGGCTATCAATTATTAAATAGCCTAGGAAAAGTATTCAATATTCCCGATTATGTGTGGTATCAAACGCCCGATGGTGACGTATTCGTGGGGAGTTGGGCGGATTCATTTTGGAAAGATAAAGAGGTCGAAATAGACAATCAATTCTCTTCTGAACAACGTGCCGGTAATCAAATGACCATTCCGATGGTGCAAAGTTTACGGCCTGGTGTGAAAGTGAATGATAAACGCCTAGAGCGTGTGGCGCTGGATAACGACAATATGACGTTAACATGGATTAGCCCTGATGTGATTACAGGACGAGCTGAAAACCGCACCATAGTCCAACAACAAATTGATAATGCGTATCCTGAACTTTCGGCAGGGTTGCACTTACCGAAATTTGCCCGTGTTGAAGCACCGACAGAAAATACCACGGCAGGGGATATTTCAGACCCATTCAGGCCCAAATACGCCGTTGACGTGCAAATGGTTGATGCCGATGGCAATGATGTGGCACCCGTTTATCACGCGGTGCCGTTACCATTACCCATGGCAGGCAATGAGTCGGGAATGTTTCAATATCCGCCTGTGGGTTCGATGGTCGAAATTGCGTTTGAAAATGGCCGTGCAGATAAACCCTTTATTCGCCAAGTGTTAAGTCATGGCAATACCTTGCCCGACATTAAGCCAGGCGAACAACTGCAACAGCAACGTCAAGAGGTATCACAGCGGGTAACACAAGACGGCACATGGCATCGTCAAACTGACCAAAAAATTATTGAAGAATCGATGCACCGTGAAGTTAAAACCGACACAGAAAATCGCACGGTTATCGCCAGAGAAACCACCGTACAAGCCACCGATAAAACGACCGTGATAGGCACAAGCACGTTAATGGCAGGTGCCATTATGCAAATTGCAGAGGGTGACTTTAGCCAGGCAACACAAGCCAATAAGGTTGTGGCTGTTGGCAAAAACATGACGGTTGATGTGGGCCAACAGTTAGAAGAAAAAATCGGGGCAGTGCGTTCCAGTATCGCTGGCGCGATGCAAAAAATCACGGCACCGGTTGTTTATTTAGGTAATGAACAATTGAATGTGATGCAATGCATGTTAGATACCTTAGATGTGGTGAATGAGTTAGCTGCACTCACTGCAAGCCATACTCATAACAACACGGGCAGTCCGTTAAATGCCTCAGCCATTAGCAACACAGGCACCAAATCAGCAGGACTTAAACAGAAGTATTCACCTGTCATTGGGTGATAAAATCGTTACCATCCTTGCCCGCGCTTGCGGGCTTTTTTACACCCTCAATATAACCACTTCTACGCCACGCTAAGGCGTTCAATACTCACAATACATCTGCGTTAGCTCAAAATGGATCGCATCGATAGCGCGTGGCTCAGTGCGCGCAATACCCACGAAATAAAATCATTCACGACGTAAAACGCACTAATCCGCACCCGCCTGCACAATTTGGATCAAAAAAATATTTCAGTTTGAATTTTTTACAAAACATATCGCGAGGGCGCGCGGGGATAGGGGGCTTTGCATAGGTGTCAAACTGAAATGATTGTAAAAGATTTCAGGTTATTTCAGTTTGAGGGATAAGGGAAGCAACTAAATTTTATTTTAATTAATTGATAAGTAAAGATAATTATTGTTTTACGTGGTAAGGTTAAAAAAAGATGGGTATTACCTAAAAATAAACTTTTATGAAAAATCAATTAAGTAGCTTTAAGTTATTTGATCATTTACTGAAATTATATATTATTAACTTAACCTGACGTTAGGCTTTTTGGCCTCACTCTGAAATAAACTTTTGCCACACTTAGTGGAATGTTAATAGTCGCCTTAGGTTACGACGAATTGTCGCAAACTCGTCGCAAAGTTGTCACAAGTTGTTCCTAAGTGTGTATTGTTTTTAGTCTAGACCATGCGCTTGCGCTAAGTATCGTCAGGGTATTTCGGAGAATATATTTATGAAAATAAATTATGGCTTAGCTAATGAGCGAATTTTTTTGATGATTGGTATCATTAAATTAGTTGATGCTAGCATTTCATTAGCTGATAATTTAATCGATTTTGTCATCAAACATTACGACCTCATTAGCATGGTCTTCTACTATAAAAAAAACGATGAAGAATTATCAAGAACGTTGGATTCATAAATTTGAGCTTAAGAAAGATAAATGGGTTTATGTACCTTCTGAGTTAACAAGAAGTGAAGGTATAAAAATATTAAATAGTTTATCTACTAAATGGACTCCTCCTGTATATTTTTATCATTTTCGAAAAGGTGGACATATTGAAGCTTTAAAAGTTCATTTAGATAGCTATTATTTTGCTTATATTGATCTTAAAGGTTTTTTTAATTCAACTAGTCGAAGTCGTGTTTCTAGAGCGTTAAAAGAATTTTACTCATATGAGCAAGCTCGTAATATAGCGAAAATGTCTACAATAAAAAACCCAACAGACTCAAGGTTAGCTCATATTTTGCCTTTTGGTTTTTTACAATCACCTATGTTAGCAACTCTTTGCTTACATAAAAGTTATTTAGGAAATGTATTATTAGAATTATTTAATAAAAAAAATGTAAAAATAAGTGTGTATATGGATGATATAGTTATTTCTGCTGATGATAAGGATACTCTTGATGTTATATATTGTAAATTGATTCAATGTGTTGAGAAATCAAAATATATTATTAGTGATAAAAGAACACCACCATCAACTAAAATTACAGTATTTAATATAGAGATAGAACATCATTCATTAAGAATAACGCAAAAAAGAATGTTGGAGTTTTTAATTGAATATATTAAAACCAAATCACCTTATGTAAAAAAAGGTATTTTAACATATATTAAGACAGTTAATTTAGAACAATATAACTACATAAAATAAAAACCACTTGTTTAAAAGTGGTTTTTATTTTTTTATAAGAATCAATTTATTTTTTTTCTTCACGATGAGAAAGACGAATACCATCGCATTTCTCAAATAAGCGTTGTGCTTCTTCTTCTGAATAACCTTTTAAATCGATAATTTTTTTATCGGTGTACACTTCAACTCTGATATTACGTTGTTGGTTAAACATTTTTAATATCCCTAATAGCTTAGGCACCATAACTTTGGTTTTTGTAAGTGTTTCATATAACACTCGTAAAACACTAGGTGCACCAACAGAAAAATACTTTACTTCACCAGCATCCAAGCCAGCTTGTTTACATTTTATCAGAAAATCAGCCTTTAGATCATCAGGGAGTTGTATTGATATATCACTATATTTAGGTGGTTTTTCATTTGTATTCAC